CAATTAAAGCAGCAATTGATTTAGTCGCAAATCCTGAAATTCTTGACATGAACATTCTATGCGTTCCCGGTCTTAAAAACGAAGCATTAACAGGCCATATGATTGATGTCTGTAAAGCTCGCGGTGATGCAATGGCAATCATTGATCTAAAAGGCGACTATAAATATGCTTACGAAACAAATAACAATGTAGCAGCACGTCCACAAAATACTACAGACGTAATCACTAACCTAACTGGTCGTGCTATTGATAATAGTTATGGCGCTGCTTATTTTCCAGCAGTCTTTGTTCAAAGCGAAGGTATCTATCTACCAGCCTCTATCGCTGCGTTAGGGGCATTTGGTGGCACAGAAGGCCGTTCAGCGCTATGGTTTGCTCCAGCCGGTTTCAATCGTGGTGGCTTGACACAAGCAAATTCTGGAATCGGAGTTTCTAAAACTGCTATTCAATTAAATGCCACGGATCGCGATAATCTATATGAAGTCAATATTAACCCAATTGCAACATTCCCCGGTGAAGGGGTAGTAATCTTTGGTCAAAAGACATTACAGGTAACACCAAGCGCTCTTGATCGCGTAAATGTACGTAGATTATTAAACTATATTAAAAAGCAGATTTCACGTGCAGCGACTAGAGTATTATTTGAACCAAACGTACAAGCAACTTGGAATAACTTTAAGGGTGTAGTAGATCCATTCTTATTAGGCATTAAAAACGCTTACGGTCTAGATGATGCAAGAGTTATACTAGATTCTAGTACAACAACTGCTGATTTAGTTGACCGTAATATCATGTACTGTAAGATCTTAATTAAGCCAACCAGAGCTATAGAATTTATAGCAATAGACTTTGTTGTTACAAACTCTGGCGCTGCTTTCACAGAACAATAAAAGTAATTTAGGAGAATAAAGATATGGCCTTCTGGAGCGATTTAGGTGGATTAGACCCAAAGCGTCAATTTAAGTTTAAGGTTACTTTTAACCTTTTAACTAGTGATGCTCAATTTTTAGCGCAATATGCAAAGCGACCACAATTTACAATTAGCGATGGTACAAAGGTAGAATTTTTAGATAAATCATTTCATTTCCCCGGTAAAGTTTCTTGGGAAACAGTTGATATCAGATTCGTTGACGCTGTTGGCGCAAACACAAACGTCTCAGCAGCAACGTATCAATATCTTTCAAGAGCAGGTTGGATCGACCCAGCAAATACTGGTGGACAAAATCCTGATTTTGGCACTGTTTCAAAAGCAAACGCAATCATAGGAACTGGTGGTGTTGTCGGTATTGACGTACTTGATTCCCAAGGTAATGTAGTTGACGGATGGACATTAAACAATGCATTTATTACAAAAGTTGTTTTAAATGATCTTGATTATGCGCAAGAAGGCATTTTAACAGCAACATATACTTTCCGTTATGATTGGGCTTCTTATAATACTCCGTAAAATTTAAATTTATAGCCTATATATAGTAATATACTAAACGAGGTTATAAACATGGCTTTCTGGAATCTCCCACCTACATTGCAACCAAAACAGCAACATAGGTGGGTTATTTCTTTTGTAAATAAAACTAATGACCCTGCAAATCAATCAGCAGTGGATGATATGCTTTTTTTGGCTAAAAGCATAGATCTCCCATCTTTTGAAATTGGTGTTCAGCAAGCTAAATATCTTTATTCACATAATTTTAATTTTCCTAAAAAATTAGTTTGGAAGCCCATAACTATTACATTTTATGATGCGTTAATGACAGATATACCTGTTGCGCCATATAAATTAGATAGTATTTTTCATCAGCCAGTTATAACTGAGGACGGAGAAGAAATAAAAGAATCTTATGAACAAAAAGTATTTGATATAGATGGTAATGAAGTTGATATAGTAAATGAAGATTATGGATTCTATTTTAGACAATCAACACAAAGTTTTTTTTATTCTTTGATACAAAAAGCGGGATATTACAATCCAGAAGAACACTCTAGTGATGAAAAATTATTAACTTTTAAAAGTACAATTTTTAAAAAAGACTTAATTGAGAATTTTATAGGCGAAAATACAACTTTAAATATTACACAATTAATTAATAGAGAAAGAAATAATGCAAGAGATGTAAAAGCTTTTTTAAGAGAAACATGGAGATTACACAATCCTGTTATTACTGATTTAAAACTTGATAAATTAGATTATTCACAAGAAAGTATATTACTAGTTACAATTACAGTAAATTATGATTGGGCCGATTTTATTCCATCAACTGCTGAACAATATTTAATGAGTGAAGAAGAAGCTAATTTATTAAAAACCTCAATACCTGCACTTCCAAAACAGCAACAACAAGAAGAAACTTGGGTTGAAAGAAATATAAGAACAATTGAAGAAAGACAGAGAGCAGAAAAAGAACTGAAGTCAAGAATTGATAAAAATATATCTGATCTCGCGCAACGTTTTAGAGCAGAACCTACAAAATCGACAGCAATTCCAGCAGTAAGTAATCCCGCCGATTCTGCTACGACAGAAAATATAACAAGAAATTTACAAAATGCTGGCGTTACAGGACCTATAACTTTTACACAAGGCGGAATAGTTCCTTCAAGCGCCCCCGCAAAACCTAAATACCCGTTTAAAAAAATCCAGCTATTCCCGCCATTTGATAAGGAATAGCAGAAAGCGACAAAAATGAGAAATAATTTTGAAGAACAATTAGGAAATTTAAAACAAACGTCAGGAACAGAAGTAGCTCCGCAACTAACAAATCTACAACAAACAACGTTGAGCTTTGTTGCAACAACAGAAATGGTTGATTTACCATCCCGTGGTAAATTTTATCCAGAAGGTCATCCACTTTTTAATAAGCTATCTATTGAAATAAAACAGATGACGGCTAAAGAGGAAGACATCTTAACTAATAAATCTTTTATTAAAAAAGGCGTTCTTATCGATAAATTATTAGAATCAATTATTATAGATAAAACAGTTAGCCCATCAAGTTTATTAGTTGGTGATAAAAATGCTATTATGATTGCAGCAAGAATAACGGCATATGGCGCAGAATATGAAATAGGTATTAACTGTTTAGAGTGTGGTGGAAAAAACACAACAACAGTTGATTTATTGCAAACAAAAACTAAAGATATAGATACTATTGATGCTGAGAAAAATATTGAATATACTAGATCGCCAGATGGGACTTTTTCTTTTAAATTACCAAAATGCGGATGGAATGTTTGTTGTAGGCTTTTGAATGGCGAGGATGAAAAAAATCTTATAAATCTTCTTGACTCTAAAAAGAAAAATTCTTTTGATAATGAAATATCTTTATCGGAACAACTTTATTTTATAATTCACTCTATTAACGATATTAAAGATAAAAAAGTTATTCAAGATGCGATTGCTATGATGCCAGCGTTTGACGCAAAATTTTTAAGAACTACATACGCCAAGTTAATACCAAATATTTCTGTATATAAAAAATTTGTTTGCAGTTCGTGTAAGGACGAACAAGAAGTGGAGGTTCCTTTTACGCAGGAATTTTTTTGGCCTAAGTGATAGTTACCAGCGCAGCGTCTATGAGCAAATGTTTCTTTTAAAACATTATGGGTATTGGTCATTTATAGAGATTTATAATCTTCCAATTGGTTTAAGGGATTGGTTCTTCCAAAGATTAAATAAAGAATTAAAAGAAGAAGCAGAACGTTATAGAAAGGCTTCTAGTAAAAATTCATAATAAAATAAAAAGCAGAGTAAAATTCTCTGCTTTTTATTTTTGTATATAATTATATGTGAGGTGTAATTAATGGCTAAAACTCCCACTGGTATAGAAACAGAAGGCGTAATGATAGATGCAGAAACTTTTGCTGAACAATCAAGACAAATAGGTGTATTAAAATCTTATTATGATCAATTAGGTGAAAAAATAAAAACTCTTGGTTTTGCAGAAGCCATTAAACAAGCCAGAGAACAAACCGAAGCTATTAAAAATTTACAAGTTAGTGTTAAAGATCTTAGTGCTAACTATAATGCTCTAGAAAAAGATATTGATGATATAGGAAATGCTCTTCGAGAATCTTCTGATATTTTAAGAACTTCTTTTCAAGAAATAGCTAAATTGGAAGAAGAAAGAAAAAAAGCCTATGAGGAATCAAACAAAGCGCTTGAAAAACTTAATATAAATAGTAAACAATCATTTGCTGATGCAAAGCAATCTTTAGATCAACAAGAAGCAGAAATAGAAAATATAATCCAAAGAAACCAATTATTAGAAAATGTTGAACAGCAAGAAAAAAAACTTTTAAACTTGCAAAGACAACGTGCTTTAAATATGGCAAATGAGTCAGACGTAGAAACTCAAAAAATAATACTTGAAGGAGCTAAAAGAGAAGCGCAAGAACAAACTGGAAAACTAGCAGAAGTAAGAGAAGCAAAGAGAAAAATTTTAATTGAAGAACAAAAAGGCTTAGAAATTGAAAGAGCAAAGCTAAGGCAACAAGAAGCGGCTGCAATGCAACCATTACTAAAATTTGAAGAATTAAGACTAGAATCTTTAAAAAAAGTAAATAATCAAATGGCTGTTGGCCTAGATAAATTATTATTGACTTCTAGTACAACTAGCAATATGTTTGCAAGTGCTTTCTTGGCATCTCAAAAAAGTATTGATGGTGTAAACGGCGGCATTGGCACAATGATAACAAATCTAAAAGATGGCCTTACAAGATCATTTTTAAATCCAGAGGCTGCTGCCAATAGATTTTTTAATTTAATATCAGATAGAGTTTTTAAGTCAACTTTAGAATTTGATAAAATTTCTGCTAGTGTTAACAAGGCTACAGGTGGTTTTAGAGAAAATTTTGAAGGAATAGCATTCAGTTTTGGCGCACCCGCTATTGCTGATTTAGCAAAATATGGCGTGAATCTAGAGTCTTTCTCAAAAACATATGGTGAATTAAGTAAAAGTGTTTCTGGTTTTAATAATTTAGGCACAACACAAAGAAAAATATTAGCGGAGAGCGCGGCTTCTATGGAAGCTCTTGGTTTATCAGCGGCATCTTTTGGCAAGATTGCAAGTGCCTACATGGGCGCTTTTGGTAAGAGCGTAGAAGGCGCAAGAGATATGGTTAGTTCTCTTGCAAAAGATGCTATAGCTTTAGGAAAAAGCGTTGAAGAATATACTTCGGCATTTGAGCAAGCGATGTCAAAAGTGTCAGGTTATGGTCGTGAAGCTATTAAAATTTTTAAAGAGCTAGAAGCTGTTTCTATCGCTACAAAAGGTGTTGTTACCTCACAAGATCTTTTATCTATTTCTGATAAGTTTCAAACCTTTGATACAGCAGCAGAAGCTGTTTCAAAATTAAATGCTATGCTTGGTGGTACATCACTAAGCTTGATAGATATGATGAAAGCAGACCCAGCAGAACAAATTATGATGATAAAGCGTGCTGCTAATGAGGCTGCTTTAGATTTTGATAAATTAAATATTGGTTATAAACGTTTGCTAGCAGAATATTTTGGTGGTGATGTTAAAAAAGCAGCCGCATTTTTCAAGGCTGATATGTTAGAGGCGCAATCTTTAATGGATAAAGCAGCCCTCTCCGAAAAAGAGTTAGAAGAGAAAAAACAACAAAGTGCGGCTGCTCAAGAAAAAATTAATAATTTAATAGATAATATGAAAATTTCATTAACACCAGTTGTAGAATTAATGAATACGTTTGCTGAATATCTTGGTAAAGCACTTAGTTTTCCCGGTGGGCCATTACTAGCAACTCTTAGTTTGATTGGTTTAGCATTTGCCGGTTTGCAGTTTGCAATTTATAGAATTAAAGTTGCTGCTATGCAAGTTGGGGAACAGTTTGTTGTTGCCTCTAGAACTATGGCACAAAATATAGAAATAGTTGGAGCAGAAATAGCTCATCTTAATGAATTGTTAGGAGGTACAGCAGAAGCTGCTACTGTTGCTGCGGCTAGAGTAGCTGCTCTTCGTGCAGAAGGGGCGGCTGCTGGCGGCATGGGCGGCATGGGCGGCGGAGTTTTAGGTGGTGCTGCTAAAACGGCTGGCGCTCGTGGTATGAGCAAGGTGGGTATAGCTGGCGGTGTTATTGGCACTATTGCTATTATAGGCGGCGGCATGATGCTTTCTTCAAAAGCAGAATCTATAAAAGAAAATCAAGAAATAATTAAAAAGCAATATGAAGAATATAAAAGAAATGAAACGGCAACCGTTAACCCTTTTACTGGCGAAATTCCAAAAGGCAATGATATGGAGATAAGATTAGTTGAATATAATGGCGGTAAACCAAATGTTCAAGTTGTTCCAATAAAAGGTAAAAAAGGAAGAGAACAGTTGATGCCAACATCTGTTGGCGCAGGAGGCCCTGTAGCTGTTCTAAAAGCACAAAACGAAGAACTAGATAGAATGGGGGATGATGCAAAAAGCCCATCTCTAGTTGGAGGTGCTTCTAGCACTGTCCAAAATAATGAATTAAGAAGCACAGTAGAGAATTTAGTGACTCAAAAATATGTTTCCTCTACACAAGCTCTTAGAGATATTAAACCAACCGTTTATGCAAATTTAACGATTGGCAGAAAACAACTAGGTGCGCTTGGAGTTGAAGTAGCACCAACAGTTGCAGGCGAATTACAATCTAAAGAATCAGAATATGCATAGGATAAAAAAATGAATTTTAATAATGAAAATATTAGATTAAAAATAAAAGGAGCTTTTGAAAAAGAACCATTAACTTTTAAAGCTTATTTAGAAAAAAGCGATGTGCAAGTTAAATTTGTTGATGAAACTTTAAAATATACTCCTCTTGGTTATACAAATAATACTCTTTTAACAAAAGTTATTTATAACGTTGATTTTTCTTTTAATGTTTTTTCTGAAGATCTTGAAGAAGCAGTACAAAATTATGTTTATTTACATAAATTATTTAATATAATTAAACCATCTTATAAAATAAAAAATAATCAATATATACCAAATTCTGAAAATATATTTGGGCTATTAGATATTTTTTTTAAAGGTCTTCCTGTATTAGGAGTAACAGAATGGCTACCTGTTTATGTAACAAATTTTAATTATCAAATAAATAAAGAAATGGGTTTTATAGAAGCAGATTTTCCATATGATTTTAGAGGAGATTTTAGGGAAGACTTTGAACAACTAGATAAAGAAGGAAGTGACAAAACTATTAAAAGAGATTTAAAATTTGAAGGTATAGCTACGTTTAAAAATTATAGACTTATACCTTTAGCTTATAAATTAGAAATAGCAGGAAGAGTACAATTACCATTAAAACAATCAATTTGGAATAAATCTATGGAGAAAGAGAACGCAGCGTTAAAAGCTATTGCAGAGTCACAAGGAAATGATATAAATGTTGCAAAAGATTTAAGAAATATTTTAATAAAATTTTCTGGCGATGAAGACATCTTAGAAAAATTAACGCCAGAAGAATTGTCAAATGCTATTGAAAAAATTAAATTTTTTAAAGAAAAAGGTCTTTTAGATGATAATGGCGATATACAATATGAAAGAATTGATAATGGCGATTCTGAATTAACAGGTGAAAAATATCAATCCCAGCATGAGTTACCTCCATTATTAACAAAAGAATATGAAGGTAGACAAAAAGAGTGTATTGATAATGCTATACAACAAAATTTAAGCGGAGTAAATAATTTAAAAAGCGCTATTCATCAAGAGGAATGTTTTACAAAATTAATGAATTTTGATAGTACAAAAGATACTTTAGACGATCTAGAAATAGTTGAAGATGTTGGACCATCAGTTTTAATTTAATTTTTTAATTTAAATATTTCAATAGAACTAAATTAGTATATAATAAAAGAGGTAAAAAAATGTATAATAGATTTTCTAAAACACAAAAAATTATAAATAATAGTGACGAATACGCAGAATATTTTAGACAAAGAAACATGAAAGATCTAAAACAGTATTCTACTTTTAATTTTTCAAATTTAAAAAATATAGAAAATAAAAATTTAGAAGTTATTTTACACCGTTTTTTACCAAATGAAAAACTTTATAATATATCTCAAAAATATTATAATTCACCAGAATTTGGATGGCTTATATGTTACACAAATAAATTTTCAAATGAACTATCAATATCACCAAATACATTATTAAAGATATATTTACCAATAGAGTCAGTTTTGGAGCTTTTATAAAATGGCTAATGTTTTAGATGAAAAACTTCAACAAAATGTTCTTTTTTATAATTTAGATACAATATACAAAAAAATTAAAAATGATAGTAAACTAAAGCCATCTATTAGAAAAATTGTTCCATTCAATAATTCAGGTAAAAATGAAAATTTAACCTTTCAAGAAGCAGCTTTATTATCTACAGCCCAGACGCAAATCTTTGCTGGGTATTCTGCTCCAACATCGGATAGTGCTGTAGAGCTTTTTGCTGATCCTAAAAAAAATAATTTTTTTATAGAAAATGGTTATCATATAGAACATAAATTTATTATTTTTATAAACAATCTCCCTTATATTTTTGATGTTGACGAAATCAACAGAAAGGTAAATCCTGTTGGAAAAGATCCAAAATTTTTTATACATAAAATTGAAATAATCAATAAAGCAAAAGATGCTTTTACAATTAAATCAAATTTTCAAGTTGTTCTTCATGTTGCTTTTAATTATTTTGAAGATCTTACAGAACAATTAATAGAGGTTAAACCATTAAAAAATATAGCTGGCTCTGGTGTTGTAAAAATACCATTACTAAAATTAGTATACCCTTTGTACCAAGGTGGCTCAGTACAACCTTCTTTAACTAATAAACAAAATGAAATAAAAAATGGTTTTGGATTAATTTTAAATCAAAAATTTAATATGGATTCAAAAGAATATTTTAATAAAACAATAGAAGGCCTAGAAACTAATGTTATTGAAAAAAATTATCATTTAACTTATTTTAAACACGATTTTGAGGTTTTTAAATCAAATAAATCGGTCCTTATCCCATTTGAAAATGAATTAAAAATTAATTATATTTCATATGAAAGTGAAGTTCAAAATGCAACTATAAGAGATGATTCTAAACAAGAAAAAATAGTAGATAATTATAATGATAATTTATATAAATTAATATTTGATGAAAAGCCACTTATTCCGGCTTTGCTCGTAAAGAGATATTCTCAAAAAACAGTTGCTCAACAATTTTTTGATTCTTTACAAAGTTACACAGAATCTATTTCTGCCTTAGAAAGAATTATAACATGTATTGAATTAGGAAAAACTTTTTCAAAAACTTTATTATCAGACCCAGCCGTTATCAGAGCAGCTAGAGAAGTGTCATCTAGTAGAGGTTTTTTTGATAGCTCTGTATCTAATGTTGTAAGAATAAAGAAAGCTAGAGAAGTAATAGAGCAGCTAAGAGATCAAGTGACACAATTAAAAATAAATTTGAGTGTTTATCTAGCTAAATCAATTATGGAAAGTCTACCTCATTATAAAATTACTGTTAAAAAATCTGAAATAACTGATTATAGAGACGCAAATGATTTTGAGGAATTTATAAAAATTTTTTCTGATGGCTTTGTTACTTCGACAACAATTGGTGCTTCTGCTGGTGCTTCTTTTGGTGGGCCTATTGGCGCTGGTGTTGGTGCCGCCGCAGCAATTATAGGTAATGCTGCATATTCTAGCTATCAAGCTTCTAACACCGCTGGCGAAGTTTATTTTAAAAATATTTATAGTTTACGAGAATCTTTAAAGAATAAAAACATTGAAAGAACAAAAAGCCCTACAGAAAAATTAAATATAAATTATCCTGCATTAAATTTTCAAAATCATCAATATCAAAATGCGCAAACAGTTTATTCATATTTAAAAGTAGAAGATGACAATAATAAAAAAATACAAGATGCATTTAGTAGCCTTAGCAACCAGACGGTTGATGATGACACTATAGATGATGATTTTGATTTAGAATTTGTTTTTTTTGGTGATATTTTATCAATGGTACCATTAGACAGTGATACAAGGATTATTCTTGGTGGAAAAAATTTCTTACAAAATAATAATGGTGATCAAACTTTTATAAATTATTACTATACACCAATTTCCTCTGCTGCTTTTGCTAATTTTTTAAAACAAAAAATTATTAATTCTCCAACTTATTATTACAGTACTGAAACATTTATAAGAGATGTAGTTGATAATTTATTAAAAAATGCTATTATTAGTAATGGTATTGTTAATGAATTTTTTAAAGATATCGTTCCAACATCCCTTAGCACAAATGTTTTTTGTGTTCCTATCGTTAAAGATGAAAAAAAAGATTCTGTAGCGGATATTGTTAATAATTTTGATATGACTGATGCTGCTAATATTATAAAAGCAAAATTAGCATTCATAAAAGAATTAATTATTCCAAAAACAAGTGAAAATATTCTTAAATTTAAAAAATATTACGTTATTTCTTCGCAAGAAGAATATAAATATTTTAATTTTTTTAAAGGATTTGAGATCTATAATACACAAATTCTTCCACTTATTGATAAACCTATACAAAAAAATACACAAGATGCTTTTCAAGAATATATTAATAGATTATTAATTGGCCCTTGTATAAATATAAAAAGTGTTGATGAAAAAGGAAGCATATTAAAAACAAAAAATTTAAATTTTAAAAGAATAGATAATCAAAATCTACAAACTGGTGTTTTTCTCGATGGCGGAACAATATTTCGATATCCATATGAATTTTCTGCTGAATTTAAGGCATATACTTCATTTTTTCTTGATATAGGATCTCTTATTTTTGTTTCACCTCCAGAACGCAGGAATGGAACGATAAATTTATCGAATACTTTTGGTTATGCAGGACTTTATATTTTAAAAAGCTATCATTTTGAATATGTTTTTCAAAACGCAAATAACAACGGTATTAGTTTTCCAAACGAAAATTCTAGGTTAATGCTTGGTGGATATATGGTTTCTTATGGAGATGGCGTAAAAGTAAATAATAAAACAGAAGAAAAATATTGTGAAGATTTTAAGCCAACAAAAACAAGCCCATAATTGGTAAATAACAATGTATAAACAAAAATTAATAAATCCTAAAACTAGCTCTGGCGTTAAGCAAGATTATGCAAATGCAAAATTTTATGAAGATTACGTATTACAAAAAGAATATTATTCTTATCAATTTGATGGATGGAAAGATAAAAAGTTTTATGGCCTTATAGACAAGGATGGGAGAAGCATATACCCAAAGAGATCTTTTTTAGCGCCAACTATTTCTGACGTTACTTCAAATTCAAGAAATTTTAATTTTGTAGTCGATGCTTTTCAAGATTTAAAAAAATATCATATGGGTTTACAAGATACTAATAAATTAGAAAAAAACTCTTCAATTTATTACAACCTACCAGTTAGAAAAGGCGCTATTAATATTGATGATATTTATATTGATTATATTAATAATTTTTTTAGTATTTTTTCAAACTCAACAAAAACAACAACTTCTAAAAAAATTAAAAATTTTTCTTCTTTTATAGATTATTTAATAAATTTTTTAAAAATTGTTACAAAGATCGCACCATTTACAAGAAGTAACTTTATAAAAAGTAAACTTTGCAATGTAAACGTAAATGGGTTAAATATTGATTTTTCTAATACATTAAATTATTCAAATTTAATTTTAAAAGCTGATAATTTTTTAAGTGATACCAATTTTGATGTTTTCTATGATAGTGCAAAAAGATTTGGTTTTTATGTAGATAGAAATATACCTTGGAGAATAGTAGCTGACATAGAATCTCCTATAATGAAAGAATATTATAGAAAGTACGGTATAAATAATTCAGACCAATTGATAGGTAACTATTACCATTTAGCAGAATATTCAGATTTGGAAGTTATGAAAAACGTTATAGTTTCTTTATGGAATACTTATGCTAGTGAAAATCCTACAAACACAGAATTAAAAGAACAAAAAAATTGCTCTTCGTTGTTTGTAGAGATATCTTCTTTAAACCAAATAGATGTAGAAACTTTTGATAAATATTATAATATTTCTTGGTTATTAAGATTATATATCTTTTTAAGAATCAAAGAAGAAAGAATAAAATTGACACAATCCCAATTTGAGATAATGCATTCTGAAAGTTTTAAACTTTATACGTATGTTGACGAAAAAAATGCAATAGATTATATTAGTAGAAAACTAAAAGAATATTTATTATTACAAGGAATAAGAACAGAACAGTTGACAACTCAAGATAGTTTTGTTAAGATGCTTTCCACTAATCTTTCTCTAATGCCGTCTGAGGGCATTACATTTTAGGTGAATTATGTTCCAAGTTCTAGACGTTAAAAATGAATGCGTCGGGTTCTATAAAGATGGCAAGATTGTTAAACAACTAACAGAAGATATGGAACGCACATGGAATTATACTTCTATTCTGCATGGCAAAGATATACAATATGCTCACATTTATTCTGGCGGTAAAACGTTAGATGAATGTTGCCCAGAGTATCTTAAAGATGAATGGGAACGTGTTAACAAAAAAATTAAAGCCTTCCTCAACTCTTTTGTAGAGTCAAAAATTTCACTAAACGAAAATTGCGTTTTTGATCTAATTCCAGAAAGATTCTTAAAGGAGTTTTATGATGCAAAATGCAAAATCACTGAGCACGTGTTTAAAACATATACACAACCACCAGAATATACGTTCACTAGAGAATTCGCTGAGTTTATTAGCCATATTTCCACTAGGAGTTTGCAACTTGATCGTTCGTGGCTTAGTGGGAAGCTATATGACATCCAAGCTAAGAAGCTTTGGGAAAAGATTGTCAGCGGTCAAACAAAGATAACATATAACCAATTTGGAAGCGTTACAGGGCGCTTGACAGTAACGGACGATAGTTTTCCCATCCTTACACTAAACAAGCGTCTACGGGGCGTTATCCTGCCCAAAAACGATTGGTTAGTAGAACTTGATCTTAACGCAGCAGAATTACGTGTAGCTCGCGCACTCCTAAACCATCCACAGATTGAGGGCGACCATCACCAATGGGCAGTAGACAATATTTTTAATGGTGAACTGACCCGTACAGAAGCTAAAGAAACTGCCACAAGTTGGCTTTATGGATCACATAATAAACTCGCGGTTAAATATGATAAGCAGCTAGAAGAGTTTTATAAAAAAGAAGCGCTAAAAGCCTGTTATTGGGTAGATGGTAATGTTCATACTCCATTTAAAAGAAAAATAGAGTCAGATGAATACCATGCTATTTCTTATCTAAACCAAAGTACGCTTATTGATTTATTTCATAGACAAATCTTAAAGATGAATAAACTATTAGAAGGCAAAAAAAGTTTTGTTTCTTTTCTTGTACACGATTGCCTTGTGCTAGATTTGGCTGAAGAAGATAAGCCACTTCTTGTAGACTTGATTCGCACTTTATCGGATACACAATGGGGAACTTTTCCTGTCAATGTTAAGATTGGCCAAAATTATGGTGAGATGAAAAAAGTTAAATTAAAGGTTTAAGATGGACACTGTTATAGGTCTAGGCTCTGCTGGGTGCAGGATCGCAGATATATTTGCAAAATATCCTCAGTACGATACTTTTAAGATTGATGTTGGGTTAAAAGGCGAGAGATGTTTTTCTATGCCTCATAATCATACACATGAGGAGTATGAAAAAAATACACCCGACATGACAAACTTCCTTAAAGATATTGAAGGAGATGTTCTTTTTGTAATTGGCGGTGGCGGTAATATTAGTGGAAGCTCATTAAAAATAATGAGTCAATTAAAAGGTTGCACATTACACGTTTTGTATATACGGCCAGCTTTAAACACGTTAAATAAAACAGATTTCCTGCAAGAAAGAGTTACGTTTAATATATTCCAAGAATATGCCCGATCAGGTATATTTAAAAAATTATTTATTATCTCAAACCAAAATTTAGAAGAAATAGTTGGTGATGTTTCAATTTTAGAATTTAATAATGAAATAAATAAACAAATTGTAAACACAATCCACTATACAAATATTTTTCAAAATACAGATCCAGTACTAGATAGTACGGAACCACCAAAAGATATTGCACGTATCTGCACTTTTGGTATTCAAGATATAAAAACTGGTGAAGAAAAAAGCTTCTTTAACTTACAAAATGTATGTGATAAAGTCTATTTTTACGCTATAAATGAGTCTGATCTAAAATCTGATACGAAACTAATTAAGAGTATAAGGGAGCAAATCAGTAAAAGCGAAATTAGACCATCGTACCAGATCCACAGCACTAAACATCCGCATTCCTTCTGCTATTTTATTTCCTACAGTAGCCGCATACAAGAAGGTTGACATCCACTCTGCGTTCTGTTATAGTTGTTGAAACTGGAGGCCACATGAGGGCATACAAAGGTACGTTTCTTAAAAAAGATGGTGAACGTCGCACGATGCGCTTTCTTAAGCTAGGAGATCTTCCTTCAACTTTTATGGAAGGCAAGATCAAGGGTTCGCAAAAGCACAAGCTTTCTGAAGGTATGGAGCTTGTGTGGGATATTGACGAAAGTGAATTTAGAATCTTCAACCACAAGATGAAGGTTGACAACATCGAAGAGTTTGAGTATACTCTTCGCTAACAAGTGGACGGGAGATTAACCGAGCCACTAACAAAAGGAGCAAGACACATGGGTATCGATCTAAGCAAAATGAAGGCCAAGCTAGCTGCACTACAAGGTAAGGGCGAGGGCAAGACCAACTTCTGGCGTCCTGAAGAGGGACAAGCGTCACAAATTCGCGTTGTAAGCACGCCAGACGGCGATCCATTCAAGGAATATTGGTTCCACTATGAAATTGGTAAGAACTCTGTTCTATGTCCAAAGAAGAACTATAAAGAAGATTGCGCTATCTGCAATTTTGCCAATAAACTCTTCCGTGAAGATACCGAAGACTCACGTAAGATGGGAAAGAAGTTCCTACCACGCCAACGCTTTTTCTCACCAGTTCTAGTTCGCGGTGAAGAAAAGGATGGTATCAAGATCTGGGGCTTTGGTAAGAACGCCTATCAAGATCTAATCAACCTAGTCCTTAACCCAGACTACGGCGATATTACTGATCCAGAGGTTGGAACCGACCTAACGATCCTTTCAACAAAGGCTCCCGGTCAATCGTTCCCAACAACCAAGATCACCCCAGCACGTAAAACCAGCAAGCTATGCCAAGGAACCTCTGAGGAATGCACTGAGCTTATGGATAGCGTACCAGATTTTGCTACGCTACATGAGCGTAAGACTTCAGCCGAAGTATCAGCTATCCTAGACGAATATCTAGCTAGCGATGCTTCAGCCGAAGATGCTTCAACTGAGGTCAAGGTAACTGGCGGGAAGTCCAAGTCAACAAGCTCTGTTGACAAGGCCTTTGCCGACATGATGCAATCCTAAAAAGATAGTATTGTAAAGTGGGTGGGCAGAAGGCTATAATGCTTTCTGCCCATTTACGTTTTCAAGGAGAATATAAAAATGGCTAAGAAATTTGATCTCGACGCTTACAAAAAAACCGTAGTTGCAGCACCAGTAGAAAAGAAACCAGACAAATATGTTGTCCTAGACGAATGCTTACAAAGTGTTATTGGTATTCCCGGCGTTCCGCTTGGACATATTACGCAAGTTTATGGCAAAAGCGACACAGGTAAAACATCACTACTATTCCACGCGGCTGCACAAGCACAAAAACAAAATGTTCTTCCAGTATTTATTATGACCGAAGGTAAAGTTGATTGGACCCGTGCAGAAAAGATGGGTGTTAAAGTTGATGAATGTATCATCAACGAAGACTGCCAGACTCTAGAAGATGTATTTGCTGCGGTTGACCGTATTGTGAGCGACGTTGGTATGGGCGAATTACCAATGGACACTCTTATTCTTTGGGATTCAATTGGTTCGCTACCATCTAAGGACGAAGTTGTTATGAATAAAGATGGTACAACCGACCGTAAGCCAAGTATGATGAAAGCGGCTAAGGTTATTCGTGAACATATCCGTGTTCTTTCAAAGAAAATTAACAATACCCGCAACGTGAGCTTTCCAAAGGCAGTTGGGCTAATGGTACTCAATCAAGCTTATACAAAGCCGCCAGAAAGCGCCTACGGCCATTCTAGCCTTGTTCCCTATGGCGGTGATGGTGTTTGGTATGCGGCTAGTGCAGTATGGCAAATGAAAAAGATCAAACGCCTCTCAGCAACAAAGAATAAGATGGCATTTGACTTTGCTCTTATTTCACGTATTTCAGTTCAAAAGAATCACATTAGTGATCTTATGATGGAAGGCGACTTTGTTGTAACGTCAGATGCTTTTATTCCAAATGAGAAAAAAGCTATTGATGATTATAAGGACAGCCACCGCGATCAATGGGGCGAATCAGAAATCTATGAAGCAGAAACTGGAGAGTTTCTAGACGCATAAAAGAAAGCACTTGTAAGAACTGCTCCACTCTGGTATAGTTACTGGAGTGGAGCTTTTTTATGTCTAAACTTGAGTGGACAACGCTAGATCTAAAATATGCTGGCAAGGTTAAAATTATTGGTGACAACGGTCCAATCAAGATTATTATTGGTGGCCCACGCGAGGATGGACTTTATTGGTGGCACGTTAAGGTAGAAGAAAAAGGTTATGCACAAACTGTAGACGAAGCCCGACAAATGGCACTTGATAGTGTTAAATACGAATTGGAGAATATAAAATGAAACGTGAAAAGATTATCCGTAATAGCGTTAAGTGTCTTGTATGTCTTGAAGAGATTGAATCCGTACATCGTCACGATTTTAAATTTTGTAAGTGCGGTAATATTGCTGTTGATGGCGGTAAGGATTACCTAAAGCGATCAGGTAATTGGGATAAATGTGAGGAT